AGGGTAGTAGTATCAAACGTAACATCGCCAGAAGCTGCCAGCGTAGTAAACGATCCAGCCCCTGTGCCATCTACCTTTGAGTCAGCGTAAGCTTTAATGCTCTGCTGCGTAGCTAATGACGTAGCAGAGTTGGAGGCCATGTTGTCCTCATCCAATATTGCCACCTCAGCAGGTGCAGCAGCACTACCAGAAACATTACCAAGAACCTTAAGGTTGGCCACGTTTTCTATCTTGGCTTTTGTAACATTGCTATCTGCAATCTTGGCGGTTGTTACAGCGCTTGCTGCAATCTTGCCTGTGGCGATGCCAAGGTCTTTTACAATTATTGCACCGCTAGAAAGCTGAGTGGTTGAATCATCGACCGCACCAGATGCAAATGTAGCACTGTCTACCAGCGCGTTGAGATTAGTGGCGGTAACTTGGGTTCCGTCTGCGTATGTTGTGCCTTTGCTTAAAATAGCCATTTTATTCTGCCTTTTGTAAACTTCTGAAGGTTATAGCTCCTGCCACTTTTAGTGCTCTCAGTCTAGGTCTTCCCTTTGTTGTTGTTAGTTTAAATTGTAAACCGTATGCTCGCTTGTTACCAAATCTTCCTCTAAGTGACACATCCTCATCTATAGCAAGCTCTTGCCCGTTTAGCTGAGAGACAGATCCAAGATCTATAATACCATCATTGTTTTCAGTTATTGCCTCCAAGTTTGCATTAGAGACATTATTTTCGGAAGACTGTAAATGAAGCTCAAAATTGTTCCACTTCTTCCGGTCTATAGATCCTACCGTAAACATCCTAGTTACAGCCGATGCAGAGACGATAGATGTCTTTGATGATTCACCAAGAATAGTTACAAATCTATCAGAGTCATCTGATCGCTCCTCGTACTTATGAACAGCACCAGTTCTATTTACAACGTAAACACCTCTTTTGTCCCCAGACCCACCAACTAACAGGTGGGTATATTCCCAATCATTATCAGATATAGAGTCTAACGACTCCCATTGCTGATTAAGAAAATTGTAAATCAGAAGGGCGTTGTTTGTGGTAGAATTATCTAGTGGAACAGCAATGTAATACCTGTTATTAAAGTAAGCGGAAACAGCTTTATCAGCATGGTTTTTATTTATCCTAGAAATGGTTCCTTGTATTGATTCGGACAAAGGAACGTCTTGCCCTCTAAGATTGTAGAGGTCTATAAAGTCCAAAGCATACACTCCGTTGTCAGATAGGAACATAAGTTTGTTTCCTATCTGCTGTATGCTGTTTCTAGCCAAACACCCTATATCGCTTGTAATCACTTGGGAAACACTACTACCCAAGCTCAAGCTATTCTTTACCGTGTGTATGCTGTTTCTGTTAAATACTACAAGTTGGTCGTCTGAGAAAGAGTGAAAGCCCACAATGAAATCAGACTCGCCAGCATTAAATCTAAATTGTCCGTAAACTCTATCATAGGTATTGTGATCAAGTATATCCGAGAATATAGCCTCGTCTAAGATGTTTCTGTCTGTGATTGTAGCAGACCCAGAGGAACCGGTAATATCAAATTGATATGGCACTACCAGCCTGCGTTGATGCGGTACACCAAACTCAGGCGCTGGCATATGACTAAAGCCAAGACCTATAGATATGGCCTTTTCAACAGTTGCAGTTTTATTAGTTGCATCTGCTTTGTCGGTGGCAAATGTAAAAGTTGTTGAGTTGGTAACCTCTCTAACCCTTACGGTGTCCCCGACAGTATAGCCCGAAGTGCCAGCAGTTGTTACCGTAAGAACATCTCCAACCAACAAAGCGCTTGTGCTAGAAACTGTAGCTGTTGCTATCCCTGATGCAAAATCAAGATCGGTGATTGATATGGGTGTAGGTTGGGTGTAGGCTCCATTTGAAACCAAAGAAAATGTAGTGGTGCTAATGTCTCCATCCCATTGCAAAGCTATCTTCCCTTTTCTGAAAATAAAAAGCTTATTAAAAGCCTGCACTACATTGGACCCCTCTGGAACAGTTTCCCCGGCTGGGTAAGTGAGAGTAACGGTAGTAGCTCCACTGTCTGAGGTTTTTACAAGTATAGTGCTCTGTGTTCCTACAGCAGCTATGTAAGACGTAGCCGCATTGTTTGGATCGGAGAACTCGCAAGATGCGTGGATAGAACTAGATGTAGAAGAATCTATCTTAGGTCCGGTAACAGTTAATGTCCCTGAAGGAGCGGCATCTAATCCAGTTATTGTAATCTGTATCTGGGTAGTGCTTGAGGCTGTGCAAGAGTGGTTTCCGTTTGGATCAACACTTCCCGTAGTGCTCAACCCGCTCAAGTTTACAATGTCTCCAGTAGTAATTCCATGAACTCCACTAAAGTTAACTGTAAAGGTTTCCGAAGATCTATTGTAACTAGAAACAGATGGAAGACTGTCATGTAATCTAAATGGCAGCTTAAAGACAGAAGGACTAAACGGAGTGGAAAATATTTCCATACCCTTTCTTGGTTGCCACTCTCCGTTCAAATCCATACGACCATTGTTAGATTCAGAAAGAGTGCCAGCCTTCAGAAGGTCTGGTCTAAGCTTGTTATTAAAGCCTAGAAAGCCTTGATCCAAGTCTTCTACAACCCGATCATCAGCTTGTCCGTATGTGTCGTATCTAGCCATTTAACAATTCCAAGCTCTCCTACTCCAATAGTTTGCAGACAGTTTATTATTTTTACCTTTAATCCCGCTTGATCTAGCGCAATAGCTCTTCTTGCGAGCAGGGTTATTTTTTTTGATGCTCATGTTAGCATCACCAAAACGAACAATTTTTTGCTTCCCGCCTTGACACGCTTTTACAACAAACTTCTTCCCCCCAGATACATCTCTGCGGGGCTTGTTGCACTTCATATTTTTTTTATTTATTGCCACTTCTTACCTTTGCTTTTGGCGTGTTTGCGACGACTTTTTTTCCCTTAGATCCTGCACTCTTTTTCTTCCTTGCCGTAGCAGCTCTTTCAGCCTTGGTAAGGCTCATGGCTTTCTTCCTAGGCAAGCACCTGTCTGGTCTTTTCTTGTTAGGTGAAGTTCCACACTTGCCCTTAATAGAGCCGTCGATCCCTATCCTTACCCAATCTTGCTTAAGCCACTGTTTTAATTGAGCCACTATCGTCCTTTCCTTTTGCCTCCCTTAGACTTCTTGGCGTAGTTGGGGTCCTTGCAATATTTGGACGCAGCCAAGTTGGCGTAAGCAGAAGGGTATGTATCAAACGTCCTTCTGGCCCAAGCCTTGCCTTCTGGGCAAATCTTACCTCCGCTTTTTGCTTTCTTTGCCATTTTTCTTTCCCTTCCTAAGTGCCTTCAAATCAGCCTCGGTAATCTTCTTTCTGGGTGGAGCAACAGCAGCAAGCCGTTTTTGAGCTGGGCTATATTCACTGTACGGCATTATTATTTCCAAGACTTTCTAGCTTTGCTCTGTGCGGTTTTAGACAGTTCTCCGTAATGAAACAATCGCTTGGAAGATTTACCATGCGTTTTGCCAGAATGTAACTGGCCATTGGGCATCTTGTGAAGACCACCCTTATGCTCTTTCCCATCCTTGAAATAGTGTTTCACTCCCATTGGCATTATCGCACTCTTCTCCTTCCCATGCAGGTTTTGCACCCACAAGATTTTTTCTTACCTTTTGGCATTATTACGCTTACGCCCCTTGGATTTAGCCTTCGGTTTTTTATATCCGTAAGCCATTATCGCTTTCCTCCTTTTTTCATGGGTTTGCCCATTGGGCATTTTTTGCGTTTTCCGTAGTGCATATTATTCCTTCACGTCTAGGTAGTTCTTGTCTCTTAGTTCAAAATTAACACTACCATAGCTTTTCAATTTTTCTACAGTAGAACCAATTTCCTCCATGTTTTTTTCTAAATATTGCAGTCTGAGATTTTGTTCAGCATCATCAGGCAACGCT